GTTTTCTTCAACATTGTAATTTGTCATCTCGGTCGCTAGATTTTTTGCTGCGATGGTCAGAGTTGGTAAGAAGTCAGCTAGTGGACGGTTGCTTTTGACACCAAGACGTTCTTTCATTTCCTGTGTGCTATGTCCCCCAAATAGTGCCGTGTCGCCCTTTGACCGAATACGTCCAAATCCTTTGTCGTCAACACCTCTTTCATAAATGTTTTGTGATAGGCGTTTTTCAGATTCTTTGAGTTTGCCTCGAGCTTCTGTGCGTTCAATATAGTGGAGTCGTTCCTCAATCAATTCTTGCTTTCTGGTCTGGACTGCAAAATAGGATTGAGCAAAGGCAATCTCTTCTTTGTTAGTGTCTCCGTTTATGGCAATAAGGTAACAAGCGTAACGAGTAAGCATATAATCGGTTACTGGACGTTGTCCGCCCTTGGCTATGGTTATCATTTTCGTGACCTCACGAAAATGATCTGACACCTTGGTGTCACTGGTTTCTACGGAGTTCATCGCTCTTTGGATAGCTTTATGAAAATTCTCCCAACGTTCGTAACCAAGTAGGGGCATAAGGTCACGGGCGTACCAGTAATCAATGAATTCATTTTCGGTTTGATTGACTATGCTATCGAATTTTTCTTTGGTTCTATAAATTTTTGATTGTTCCATTTTTCTTACCTCTCCCTATACACATCCACCACTTCACCGATGGTAAGGAGAGTGTGGGGATTTTTTATTTGTTCAAAATTAAAGGAATGAGTATTCCTAAAATAGCAACTGCTGTTCCTATAGACCATAAAATAAGCTCTCGCTTATCTTTACGAGCTTGTTCTAGAGATTCTATTTTTTCATTGGCTAACTCAACTTTAAGATTAGCAAATAAATTCTCTAACTTATTTTCAAAATTATCAAATTTTAAATCTACTTGTTTGGTCAATGCATCAAATTTTAAATCCGATTTTTCCGAGCTATGCTGAATATCAGTGCTGATTTTATCGAACTTCAAATCAATTTCAGATTTTGTGTATGTTTCTTGCGGCATAATAGAATCCTCCTGTTGTTTTCTTGATTCTATTATATCATGTGTAGTCTGTACTGGTACAGATAAGTTGTTCGGATTGGTTATTTTCATTGGGATTACTTTTTCGAGTGTCATTATTTCGCTTTCTCCTCGAACGTGATGTATGTACTATAGGTATCCAAGATTCTTTCCATATTGTCTAAAGCTCGTAATTCAAGAACTATCATTAACTCTCCTTCCTGATCGATTGGAAAGATTGTTGAGAAGGTTCCGAATGCAAGCCCATAGCCGTCTTGGTATTTTATCATGTCGCCGGACTGGACGTTGAGAGTGACATTGTTCAGCAGGTGCAATTCTTCAGGTTTGTTGCCAGCAATGTAATATAGTACAATCACGTAGTCTTTATTGGGTACGAGGTTAAAAAAGAATACTTTAAAAGTTACCCCAAAATCTACTGGAAATTTTGATATATCGTAAGCGACACCAAGCGGTGTATTAGCATCATCGCTATGATACAGTTTCACATCTTGAATTTTTTCAATAAATTCTTTCTTCATGACATTTTTATTCCTTGCGTTATTGTCAAATCAAATTATTAAACTCCTCAATCACCATGGGCCTACCTCTCCACTGGTGTGAAGCTACCAACTACGTTGAAGATTTTGATATGGCTTCCGTCGGTTGGTGGGAATTCGATGTAGAGGTCTGGATAGGTGTCTTTGTCTGGGTTAGTAGAGACTAGTCTCAAGCCGTCTTCGGTTGTGTAGAGGCGCTTGAAGTAGGACTTGTCGTCTATGACCACAACACACTCTTCGCCGTTGTAGTGGCTGGCTCCGTAGTCTCTGAGGTAGAGAATGTCGCCATCCTGGTAGTCTGGATTCATGGAGTTTCCATCTACCTGTGTGGCAATGTCGTGGCGGGGTGGCTCCTGGTTGGTATAGGCGTAGTCTGCATCGTAGTCATCATAGCCGTATCCTTTTGGGCCCGCCTTGGTGGCAGAGCTAAAGTAGATTTTGAAGAGTGGTTCTTCCTGAACGATGCGGTCAGCTTCTTCGCGTTCTAGGAGTTCGCTGGTGAAGTGTAGCACGCTTTTTTGTCCTTCGGTGGATAATTGCACCACCTTGTCCGAAATCTGCTCTATGAGGCTGTTAGGGGCTGTGGTGGGGATGTAGGATTTACCAAACATCATAATTTGCGGATCAATTCCAAAGAAATTTGCCAATTCTTCAATTTCCTGTATTTTGGGAGAACGTGTTCCTTTTTCCCACTTTGAAATGGTTGATTTTGTTTTTCCTATCTTTTCTGCTAACTGTTCCATGGTGAGAGAGTTTGCTGTTCTGTATTGTTTAACCATTGCAGGAAAAGCAATTTGAGTATCCATACTGTGTCCTCCTTTTTTCTTCATTATATAATCATGTTTACATTTTGTCAACAAAAACGATAACAAGATATTTTCAAAAAAGTTGACTTTTTTAACACAAAAGTGTTGACAAAAAGGAAACAAAAGTATATACTATAATCAAGGTTAAGGAATTAACCCCTAAAAATAAAACAGGAGGAACGGCGAATGGTGGATATACTAAAAAGCCTAGCTGATAACGAGTTAGCAATTCCGATTATCATTCTAGGCTTAGTAAGAGAAGCTCGCTTATGGCACAAACAAGTGCTTGAGCACAAGCGGAACTTACAAAACAAAGATTAAGAGCAAGGGGCGAAAGCCCCAACCTCTTATTTGAAGTATACCACCATTTGCCAAAGAATGCAATGATCTATTGGTTAGTTGGTTTGTTGGTCCTGTCGTTTGTGATACGGCAGATTGTGAAGTGGAGAAATAAGCCATAAGGGCGGAAAGGAATAACTTATGGAAGAATTACTACAGCCATTAGTTGCTTTAGGTGGTTTTGGATATTTTAATTACTGGCTATCAATTAGATTAAGCGATATGGATCTCGGAGGTGAATCTGATAAAAAGTATTTGATTGCACTTATGACCTCACTTGACTATACTTTTTACCTAATTGTCTCAAATTACATAGAGGGTGTCGTTAAACGAATATTGGTGGCTATGTTACTCGCAGTCATCTTTAGCCTTGCATTTCCATTTTTGATTAAATTATTGTATTGGGTAATCAATCGATTAAGAAGTGTAGGAAATCAACCAGAAATGGTTCCTTTATCCGTTAAAGATGATATGTTCAATGATGATAAAGATAGGTGCTTTATATTTGATTTTGAAGGAAATCTCATATCAAGTGGTGCTATGGGAATGCTCAGCGGAAAGAATGAAGAGTTTTCTATGAAATTGTATCCGTACTTTGCTAGTCATGAGGAGCATAGCATTCGCAATGAAGAGGCGCTATATCAGTTTCTTGAACAAAAAAATCTCGAAGCAAGAGTATATCTAAACTTCGAGAAAAAAATAAAAATTATTTATTTTTAGGAGTTGGATTTGTCGGTCGTTTAAAATAATCAGGTGGAGATTTTGTTTTACTTGTTTCACCTTTGAATTGTGGTTCATTTGGCTTAAGCGATTGTTTTTCCATATTCCTCTCCTTTCTGTAGTGATAGTGGCTTATCTTATTATAGCATGAGAGAGGGTAGCTGGATAGGTGTATTGGGGTTCGGCTCCCCAACCAGCTGTTGCAGATGCAAAACAATATTTAGAAAGGGGTGAGGGTTATTGACAGAAACCGCATTTGAAAAACTACTCAACGATAGCGGTATGAAAAGAAATGTCATTGCAGAACGCATGGGCTTAACTCGTTCTGGATTTTACAGAAAACAGAAAAAGCCTAAAGAGCGTTTTGATGGTGATGAAATGGCCAAACTAGCTGAGGTAATCGGTGTAGATCCTCAGAAGGTCTTAGCGGCCATTTTAATTTCATAACAAAGTTGACAAAAATAACACAAACATACCAGCTCTGCTATTTACGGAAAGGAGAAGGGGATGAACGAACTAGAAAAAACAGCCCTCAATGAAATACTGAGGACTGTGACGTATATTGCTGAAAGGGTGGATAGACTTGGAGAACAGTTATATCCACATCTTACAGAAACAGATAAAAAAGAGGTGCTGGCATTGATTAACGATGCACTTTCGAAAGGAAGGGGTATCTCAGATAATGATCTTGACGGTGTCAAGTTCCAATCGAATACTCCTCAAGGGATAGAAGGTGTTAGATAAACAACGTTTCTAATTTCTTTAGCTCTAGATGATATTCGGGAGAAATATGGCTATAAGCCTTGTCGAAAAAAGTATTCAAGTCAGCGACTACATAGAGTTCTGACAGTTTCCGACACTCTGCTAAAAAGTCTGGTCTGCCTTGGAAAATGGGAAGCATAATCGCAGCTATGTAAGTGTTTATCTTACGATTTCCTGTGGGATTATCTTTTAAGTAGTCCAAAGGTAATTGTTTTAGATTTACAGGTTCGCTTTCTTGAAGCTGTAATTCGCTGTACTCAAGCGTGAAGTCTGTGAAAGATTTAATTATCGAATTTGCAGATTTAGACCACTCTTGAGCAAAACCTTGTAGGAAAAGGTGAGAAGCTACCTCACATAAGACTTCTTCAAGCCAAAACATCGGCGTATTAGAAAGCGATTTATAGTAAGCGTGTAATAGCTCGTGACCTAACTGGTAAATAACTTGAGAATGCTCATTGATTTCTTGTAAGTGTAAGAAAATCAAATGGTCTTCTGGAAAAGACAATGGGCAGTCGATAAATGGAGCGAAGATAATCGATATGTTTTCGTCTTTGAGATTAGGGAAAATGTCTTGCGCAACACTTGCTAGATGGTCAAATATAGCTGAGTACATAGCAGAGTTAAATGGCTCTGGCAGTGGGCGGACAGATTGATAAAACATCTTCCAGTTTGTCGCAGGAACAAAATACTTTTTCATAACAGTTCTCCAATCGTTTTATTTTTATTATAGCAAATTTACTAACTAACTAGAAAGGAGAAAACCATGAGACCAAAACGGTATCCATATAGCGGAAAATTAAAAGCCTCAACTATGGATATAGTCAAGGCTTGGGAAAAAGCTTATTCAGCATATCGTGTCAAAGGTCAAAAAAGGCAAGAAAAGGCTGAACAAGAATTAGATAAAGCTACTCAGAGGCTTTATCTGCTATATCATTGAGTGTCTTTGCTGCTTTTTCAGTTGCAAGTTCATCTACTTGAATATCTTTGGCAGTTAGCAACTTTTCAATGACCTCAATGACTGCGGCAGTTGCTATATCAGCCGAATTTTTCTCGATTAGTTCGGCAATTAGTGTATAACTGGCCTGCTTTAGACTGTCAAATTCATTCATATTGTTATCTCCTTTCCTTGTTGATATGTCAATTATATCACAGGGAGGAGCAACCAAACTAGAAAGGAGAAGGACATGAAAGAAATCATTGAAAAACATTTTGAAAATATGGTTGATGAGATTTTGCTTTCGTCAGAAACCTATGAAGAAGCTATTTCAAGCTTGAAAAAGATTTCGGTCCTAGGCATTCATCAGCCAGGCGGTCTTATCAAAAGTTTAGAAATCGCAATCAAGCGTAGGGCTTGTTTGCAAAAAACACCTAATCACAAGGATTAGGTGTGGTAGCATTACACATTCAATCGAATGTGTGCAATTTGTTCGATGTTCACTAAGTGTCTGTAGTCTGTTTTTAACTCTACCAAATCAATGATGTTCTCTTGGTCGGAGTAGGTTTCATAGATTTGGAAGAATGTTATTTTATCGCCATTTGTGAAAGAAATGGTAATAGTATCTACTTCATCTTTTAGTGAATCGATAATAAATTGTTTCATGACTTGACCTCCTTTCCTTATTGATATGTTGATTATATCACGGGAAGGGAGAAACGAACCGAACTAGAAAGGAGGAGGGGAGCATGGGAATTAAGTCAATGACTGTAACTGTCAAAGTTACAAACATCGATAAATTTATTGAGTTAAGCAGTAAATTCAGTAAAAAAGCCCGCGAGCTTGAAGAACTAGCTCACGAGCTAAAAACGTTCGATTTTGAAGGCGAAGTTGTATCAACTGATAGCAACTAGTTCAAAAGTAGCATCGTTAGAGAATAGATAAATAGGATATTCTTCTTTTGTTGCAAAATTGAAGAAACTATAACCGAAATTATCTCGTTTAATCTCTGGATTTTTATTGGTAAGAGTTTCAAGGTTGACTTCTGTCAAAAGTTTAAAAATTTGAATCCGAGCTTGTTCGGGATTGGATACTCTCTGTAAGGCTCTCAGATGTTCTTCAGTTGGGAATGCATTTACTAATTCTTGTCTGTCATCAAGGTAAGTCCTAACATCGTCAAGGTAGCCAAATTTTAGTTTGTAATCAACGAACGAGCGATGGTCAAATTCTTGATATGTATCAAAGGTAACACGCTCACCTTGATATTGATAGACAAGAGTGTCATCTTGAAGCTCTTCTTCGAAGGGAGTGATACCAATCAAAAATTTATGGCAAGCTTCAACGATGCGAATTTGGTTAAGGTTAATGTGCATAAAAGTCTCCTTTTTATTTTTCATTATACAGGAGAAATTAATATATATAATCGGTCTAAAGGAGTATTTTATGAACGAAGATTTTGTTGTCGATATTGCCGATAGGTTATTAGAGAAATCTGCAACTTACGGCGAAGCTATAAAAATTTGTCAACAAGTAGAACATGAGATTAAGTTGAGAGCTTATGAACAGAAAATAGAGGAACACAGATATGAAAATAGCTGAAAAAGTAGTCCGCATCGAATCGGACGCGTATGAATATGTTGTAGATTTTGCTAATGAGCATGATTTGAAAATTGGCGAGGCGGTGAGCATCTTAATTCGCTACTGTGCTTCTAAAGATTTGATAGTCAAGCAGGCTCATGTAGAGGTTGTGGAAGTGCAGAATGTGGTGGAAGAAGATGACTAGCAAACTAATCCAGAACTGGCAAAAGAAAAACTACCAGCTCAGTCAACTGATAGTTGATAGCCTTGAAGGGCTAGATGTGTGGGAGACTGTGGTGGCATTAGGAAAAATCAGAAAGGAAGCGGCATGACAGTATCTAGGGAAATGAATGACTTGGAAATCAAAGTTCTCAATGCTATCAAGAATAATGCTAGTTACGACTTGCCAATCCAAGCAAGTGAACTACGGCTAATATTCAGCATTTCAAAGCGTAGCTTGGAAGAAGTGATTGAAAGCTTGCGGGTTAATTTTAATCATCCGATAGTAGCAAAGAAGACCAAGCCAAATGGATATTACCTGCCTAAGTCAGAGCAGGAGAGATTGGATGGGTTGGCACCATACAGGCGACAGATTGAAACAGAGAAGAAAAACCTAGCAGCGATCATGTCGGTTAACTTGGAAAACTACTGGAATACAACACAAAAAGCCTGACGGCAATCAGGCTCAAATATAAACATACAAGAGGATTATATCATGAATGATCTAATGATTCAAATGTTGGACCAGTTTGAAGCTGGGCTAATGGATAGAGCGTTGAAGGTCATGCACGTTGTCATTGACGAAAAAAGACGGTTTCCTATGGAACTCAACAAGTCACAATGTGCTGAAATGTTGCTTGGAACAAAGGATACAGGGAGTTTTGATGCACGATTTAATTGTCACAAAGATTTCCCGCGTATACCAAATGCTCGTGAGAAGTACCCTCGTGATGCAGTGATTGAATGGTACCACAATAATTGGCAGAGGACAGTGATATGACAGAAGAATTGATGTTAACAGCAGAACAAGGTTTGGCATTTATTGCTATTTTGACCCCAATCTTAATCTGGCTGATCCGTAAGCCTGTTGAGATTGAGATTGAAGTCAAAGAGCCTATTGTGGAAGTAAAGCAACCAGAGCGGAATTTGAGATACTTGCAAATTCGGACTTACTACGGAGGATAGAATGAAATTTTGGGACATGATGAAAAGGTTTTTGAGTGTTGAGGAAGATGACTACATTCCTAAAAGCCAACATGAGTTGGAACGTGAGCTTGCTACTGCACGGCATACTGCCAAGGAATACAAGAAACTGGCTTTGCTGAAAAATCAGGAATGTGTCGGGCAGGCTAGGCTGATTGATGAGCTACGCAGACGGATTGACTTTTTGGAGAATGTCAACAAGTGCCAGGCTGAGCTATTGGCAGATCGTGAGGTCTAGCTATGGTTTGGATTGTGGCAAAGAAAACCAAGACTAAGCGTGGTTATAGATTTTACCAAAAACGGTCGTTTGATACTTGGCAGAAGGCTAGAATTTATCAGCAGGACTTGTTTAATAAAGGTGTAAATGCTGAGATGTGGGAGGAGTGAGATGGCGAGCGAAATTAAATGGATTAAGATTGTCACAGATATTTTTGATGATGAAAAAATTCTGCTGATTGAGTCCTTGCCAGAAGCTGATACGATTATCGTTGTTTGGTTCAAATTGCTGACATTAGCCGGCAAGCAGAACTACGGTGGTGTTCTTATGATGAATGATCGTGTACATTACACAGACGAAATGTTGTCTACACTATTTCGTAGGCCTTTGAACACTGTTAGAGCAGCGCTTCAAACTTTTGAGCAGTTTGGGATGATTGAGATTATCAATAATGCCATAACTATCCCGAATTGGGAGAAACATCAGAGCGTGGAAAGTATGGAAAGGGTTAGAGAGCAAGCTCGGAAACGCGTTGCAAAACATAGAGAAAAACAAAAAACATTAGCAAATGGTAACGTTACATGTAACGTTACAGTAACGCATAGTAACGCACTAGATAAAGAAGAAATAGATAAAGAAGAAGAAATAGATAAAGAAGAAGATATATATAATATATGTCCTATTAAGGAAATCATTGAATACTTAAATTCAGCCACTGGAAAGTCTTATCGTTATCAGTCGAATAGCAACAAGAAAATTATTCAGGCTAGGTGGAACGAGGGTTACAAGTTGGATGATTTCAAAAAGGTCATTGACAACATGGTAGCTAACTGGACAGGTACAGAATGGGAGAAATATCTCCAACCGTCAACTTTGTTCAGAGAGTCGAATTTTGATAAGTATCTGAACATGGTGCCTAGAGCTCCGAAACCAGCACAGACAAATGTACCAGCATGGGCCTTGGAAGAAATTGAGCAGGACAAATCGGAGGAAGCTATGCAACGGATGCAGGCTTTGAAGGCTAAAATGTTAGCCAAAGAAAAAGGTGAACCTGTGCCAGAATGGGCTGAAAAAGTTTTGGCAAGCAAACAAACTGCCGAGGGGCAGGCTAAGTTGGCAGATATTTACGCTGAGTTGGAGGCTATGGAGAATGGTGAAACTTAAACATGGCTCGAAGCAGGATAGACCGTTTATCAGAGAAGTACGGGTCAACTGTACAGGGATTGACATTTTTTACGGTAACGAGCGCCAGGCTATGCGGTTTGCTAGTCGAGCTGCTGCAATCCATGTTTCTAGGGCTTTGAAAGATTATGGAAATTTTTATTTGATCGAGGAGGACTAATGGACGGTTATTTGAAACTAGACAAGATGATGGATTGGCAAGTAGCGAATTATCCGCTACGTATGTCTGAAAAGGCTCGCTTGATGGCTTTGCCTGGTGATGATTTTGTAGCCGAGCTGGATCGTATGGCAGAGGAATATCATCGTACCAGATATGGAGGTAGTTGATGGTAGTGCCAGAATTGGAGGAGAAAGCAAATGGAACAATTTAACAACGTAACCAAACCCAAACACTACCAAGGTAAGTATGGTATGGAAGCCTTGGATGTGGTCAAGAATTTTATCTGGGATTTAGCAGGCGAGCGCGCCTACTACTGGGGCAATGTCATCAAATATCTGTTGCGATTTCAGCAGAAGAACGGTGTCGAGGACTTGAAGAAGGCTAGACAACATTTGGATTGGTTGATTGAGGAGATGGAGGAAGTATCTTGAAATTCCTAGACCTATTTGCTGGTATTGGTGGTTTCCGTCTTGGCATGGAACGTGCTGGTCACGAATGTGTCGGTTTTTGCGAGATAGACCCGTTTGCCAGAAAGAGCTACAAAGCAATCCACGATACGAAAGGAGAAATTGAATTTCATGACATTACAAGAGTCACAGATGAGTCTGTTCGAGAAATCGGACGTGTGGACGCTATCTGTGGAGGATTTCCGTGCCAGGCTTTCAGCATTGCTGGAAAGCGAGCAGGATTTGAGGATACTAGAGGGACTTTATTCTTTGAGATTGCTAGGTTCGCATCTATTCTCAGACCTAAATATCTATTCCTTGAAAACGTCACAGGACTCCTCAACCACGACAACGGAAATACATTCGAGACCATCCTCGGAGCGTTGGATGAACTGGGGTATGATGCGGAATGGCAAGTGTTCAACAGCAAGAATTTTGGAGTCCCCCAGAACAGAGAAAGGGTGTTCATTATCGGACATCTTAGAGGAGCAGGTGGACGAGCGATATTTCCTTTCGGAGGAGATGACAAGGAAATTGGTAGCCTACAAGGACAATCAACAAATACCATTACCGCTAGGTACGGAGAAGCACAAGGGAGCGGGTCGTACATTATTGAGGGTCAACAGCCGAAAATCATCCAACGAGGCCACGGCTACAATCAGGGTGGCGAGCATGATATCACCCCGACATTGACCAGCAACAGCTGGCAGGAAAATAACTTGTTAGCCATCAAAGAGGTAACTACCAAAGGTTATTCTGAGGCAACGGTTGGTGATTCTATCAATCTGTCATATCCCAATTCTGCCACACGACGGGGACGTGTTGGGAAGCAGATGGCGAATACTCTCTTGACAGGCGAGGAGCAGGGTGTTGTTGTGTATGATTTTTACAACCGAAAAACCAAAGACGAGGTTGGCACACTCACTGCCAGTGGCCATCAGGGGAATACCAAAGCAGGGACATTCGGCATATTAGATGGTATCCGCATCCGCAAACTGACACCTCGCGAGTGTTGGAGGTTGCAAGGTTTTCCAGATTGGGCGTTTGATAGAGCCCAGGCAGTAAACAGTAATAGTCAACTATACAAGCAAGCTGGTAACTCAGTCACGGTTAATGTGATTGAGGCGATAGCGAGGAGGTTGGAGTAAACAGATGAATAACACAATTGAAAACGTAAAGATAACCAAAACTTTCTTGGGCAGAGAAGACCACGGAATTTTAACTTGTTATCTGACTGTTGAGGGATATGGATTTGGAGTATCTATCGGAGGATACTGCCTAGATAAATACGACGAACACAAGAAAAAACGAGTAGCTTTTCACAAGAGCTTTGAGCTGATAGACCGTATCTTGGAGGTTGCTGGTGCAAATAGTTGGGAAGAACTGCAAGGGAAGTATATACGTGTTAAGAGTAACGGTTTTGGAGGTAGAGTAACGAAGATTGGAAATCTTATTAAAGATGATTGGTTGGACTTTGATACCTTTTTCAAGGAGTAAACAGATGAATAAACAGGAAGCGATTGAGATTATTGAGCAATCAAAAATAAAAATAGCTAACAGAGGGAGGGTAATATTTAAAGCAGGCGAAATTATAGTAGAAAATGTACAGGTCGATTATGTATCACTTGAAGTTGTTGTGAACACGATTGACCAAATCCATGAACCACAGAAGGTTGTGGTGCCGAAGTTTATCGCTGATAGTATCGAATATTGCAAAAATGAAGAAGGGTATGGATTGCTCCGTGCAATGGATTACTGCGATGAATACAATGATACTGGCGAATGGTTAGAGCGCCCAGAAAACCAAGAAACATTCGCCTGCGCTTGGCTCTTCGGCTTCGAGATTGAGCAGGAGAAACTGTATACGGTGGAGATACCTGACCCGAATAGCGCAGGTATTGTCACATTTTTGCATAAAAAAGAAGAGAAGGTTCTTATCGGAAATTATTTCCGTTCCGATGAAATACCCCAAGATGCTTGGAAGAAAGACCCAAGCACCCACCTCACCGAATCCGAAATCAAACAGGATTTTGAGTGGGCGTGGCAGTTTGCGAAAGAGGTGGAGTAGAATAATGACGTCAGATGAGTTTTTAAAAATGACAATAACTGACATTTTAGCAATGCTGAAAGAAGAAGGTAGTGATTCGATAGAGGCTAAACTAACAAATGACGATGGTTTAGGGGTATTGGTCAAGATTAGTTATGAGCCTGTGGAGGTGGAGTGATGGTCAAAACACTAGAACAGACACTAAAAGATGAATCCAAGAGGCTGAAAGTACCGACTAGCATCAGACCGTATAAC